CCATTTTTGACGGCTAGGTCTAAAGGGGTATAATACACAATAGTATCATCGTCATTATAATCATGTTTTACAGGACGAAGATCCGCACCGTAGCGTAACAGTAATTGAACCGCTTCAGTAGAACCGTATTCAGCCGCATTGTGTAATGCAGTATCGTCGATCCCGCAATAGCCTTTAAGACTCACTAGATTGGCGGGAACACCATTCGTCAAGAGTAATTCCATCAATTGGATCATGCCGTTATCAGCAGCACCAATTAATGTGAACTCTCCCTCGCGTCCAGCATGTGCGCCTTTGGCTATTAACGCAGTGGCTATCTGGATAACAATGGGCCTGTCTTGGCGAACCCAAACATCACCAAAGACGAGATAGCAGAGAGGATTCGAATGGCAATAGTTACAAAGGACATTCATATCAGCACCATGGTCGAGCAGTAATTGAACAAAGCTCATGTCATCCGTATGGATAGCATCATAGATCGCCCCAAATATAGGGATACTATCTTCGCTACCCAAGTTGACATTGGCACCGTGGTCAATCAAATACTTCGCCACATCGTAATGATCTTCTTGCACACTGAAGCTGAGAGCGGTATCGCCCTCGTCATTTTCTGCATTGACATCCACATGTTTGGATTTAGATAGAAGCATCTTGACCATGTCGAGTAATCCTTTCTTTGCGGCAAGCATCAATAAGGTATTCCCTTGGTTGTCTTTTGCATGAATATCAATAAACGAGAATAATTCAGGATCTTGGATCAGCAGTTCTAATAACTTGGTTAAGGACTCCATGGGTACCTGATATCGTATATGATGAATCTCCATTTTTATCAATCCAAAAAAATGAACTCAACGTTTACAATCGAGAATGCGATTGCTGATCGCACATACTCTCGAAGTGTTCAAGAGACTCGGCATAGCCGGGGCCACCGAAAGCGTAAAGCACTTCGACGACTCAGTGATACAGCCGCATAAAGCGACCGATCATCCGACCATACGTGCGGAAACGCGACCGAAGCAGCGCCATACGTAATACGTGAGCCGTGTCATCATATCCGTTGTTTTCCGCGAGTTCTAACGCAGTATAATTCACCACATGACACATAAGAGGGTTCGATTCATCAAAGTCAGCTCTTTCAGAACGAATATCCGCTCCGTAGCGTATCAGTAATTGAACCGCTTCGGTGTGACCGTTTTCCGCTGCATGATGCAAAGCGGATGAGCCATCGATAGACTCATAGCCGACTAAGCTGACCAAATTGGCTGGAACACCATTCTTCAACAGTAATTCCATAAAGCCAACAAGACCAAATTCAGCCGCACGAAGCAGAGTGAGTTCGCCAGCGATTCCGATATGCGCCCCTTTCTCAATGAGAGCGGAGGCCATCTCGAGAATAATCGGCGAATCTTCGGGATCTGTATGGGGTATAGAAAGCAGAAACTCGAGAGGAGTCACGTATTTTTCGCTGGTCAAGTAGTAGCGAACATTTATGTCCGCCCCATGGTCGAGCAATGTACGAACAAAAGGCATACCCTTGCAGTGCGTATCGCCCTTATGGGCAGCCCTTTGCATGGCACTAAAGAGTGGCACAGTTTTTGGGCCGCCTAGGTTGACATCGGCACCGTGTTCCATGAGAAGCGTGGCGATATCATATTCCCAATACTCGACACATGAGCTGAAAAAGGTCTCCCCTTTATGATTTTGAGCATTCACGTCTGCTGCACCAAAATCATCAAAACCAAAATGTCTTTTTAATAACTCGCGTAAGTCCATGAATGATTGAGATTACAAATATGAACAATCTCCATTTTTTGTTGAATCATAAAAAGTACATAAAGACAAAACAAAAAATGGAGATTCGTCTCGGTATCTCCATCTCACACCATCTCAATCTCAATCTCACACTCATGGAGCAACCAGTAGATTCTCCTCGCATCCTTTTTGAATGCATTAGCGATGAAAAAGGCAAACTGCGCGTCCGCCCGATTTCGCCGGGATACTATCCGAATGCCAATTGTCAGTTCCCGCGAGATCTACGCGAGGCTGGTCGGCGGTATAGCGTCGAGGCTTACGCCGTCACGCTCGTGACCTCTCGCGGGAAATGGTATTATAGTGTCAGGATGCGTTCGGCGATCCAGGTCCTAGACTTAGACCCGAATGCTGTCCCTGTATCTCCAACCTCTATCTCTACTCTTGAAGCCGCCGTCAAAGACCTGACGATCTACGAGGACCAGACCTCGTCCGATTGTACGATCTGCATGGAAAGCCCCAAGACGACGATCATCATTCCTTGTGGCCACTTCTATACGTGCGCCACTTGTACGGAAAAAATACAGAAATGCCCCATTTGCCGTTGCCACATCACCGGCCGTGTCAACCAAAGCCAGATGGGTTAAGGGCTAAAAGTTCTTGATGATCCCATTCTTTTTATCCCAGACCAACGCCGGTACGCGGCCGTGATGATACGTCACGATCTCACCGGTCCATCGATCCATCATAATCAGGTTGATGTGGTATGGTTTTTTTAGAGTCGCGAGAGCGGCATCGACCGCCCCTTGCAACGTGGCACCACCTTTTCGCTGCATATCAAATAACGAAACGATTCGGTTGAAGAATACTCTACTGTCGCTCACACTTACGTGTGCCCGAGCGTCCCTCACAGAACTGTCGGTCACACTTGCGTGTACCCGAGCGTTCCTGTCGCTCACACTTGCGTGTGCCCGAGCGTTCCTCACAGAACTATCACTCCCTTCCGCCTCTGCATCCAAGCACTTGATCCGCCCGTTGTGCATAAACACAAACCGATCGTTGACAATCGGCTGAGTATTCTCAATCTCGCTCGCACCCGGCCCATTCCGATAGCGGATGTGATACATGACGTATTTCAGTGGAATGATGGGAAATTCAGCCTGCCCGTCCTCGCATAACGGCATCCCTGTACCCCGACTTTCCACAAAATTATCGTCATCAAACCCCACGATCCCGTAAGACAGCTTGTCCGTCTTGCAGTAATTCTTATAGAAACCCTGGAATTCAGACAGCAGTGCTTTCATGGTTTTCTTTGGCACTTTTTTATACACAAAGAGGATCCGACACATATCTACTCATAAAAAGAGATAATTCTATTCCACTAGTAAGCGATCTGCTTCTCTATATTCAGATCCAGAAGCACCCCCGCCTGTATCGACCAACTCTCTTTCTCTTTCTTTCTCTCTTTCTCTTTTTTCTTTTGGTCTCTCATTCACATCTTGATCTACATTCACATTCATATACCCGTATGTGATCACCATCATCGCCAGAACATCCGTCCCCATTTCGATGATCATCATATCGACCTGCGCCAAAAGCATGTTGATGTAGATCAACCAATCGAACCACGAATACAAAGTACTCACAATTGACAGCTCATAGACATGACGCACGTTTAGCCGCTTCTTCGCCGCACACGCTTCCGGCGACATATCTTGGACGTTGAGAGTGATCCAAGGGGTTATGATATTATGATTCATATTGCGGACAGTCGTATTCAATAGGGCATAGACTATAATCCATGCATATTTGGCCGGTGTATCGATTGCATAACCCAAAATCACCAGATCAGGCTGTGGCCCAAACCGATAGAACTTGCTTCTATCATCACCTTCTCCTTTCGCGATACACGCCATCAACACTGCGATCATCCCCATCCAGGCGGATACAATCCGCGAGACATAGATGGGTTTCAGAACTGCGTCGAAATACATTACTAGCCTATAGCCACCGATGCACCTTATACCTCTATCAAAAAAAAGAGTTCACTAATCACTTCTTGCGATCAGAAGGGGGTTTGGCCGCTTGGGACCTAGCCGCATTCGCTTCTCGAAGCCGAATGTGCTTAGCGTTGTACACGTCTTTCTTTTTTCCACCTTTGGAATCGCGACGAGTCTTAGGGTTTTCGGGATATGAATCCATCAGATAGAGTAGCAAAGAGAACTAAACTCTATTGTAATAAGAAATACCCGTTTTTATTTTTTATCGCCATCTATTTAAGAATTTCCTTCTAATAATCCACATACATGACCATCCTCTATGTTCTTCGTCTAGCCAATCACAAATGGTATATCGGGAAATCAAATGCATGGCTCAAACGGTGGGAAGCCCACGTCTCGGGAAACGGCCCCGTCTGGACACAAATGCACCCGCCGATCGATGTCGCCGAAGTCTGGACGATGACCAGTAAGTACGACGAACAAAACAAAACGATCGAGTATATGGGTAAATACGGGATCGACAACGTCCGCGGAGGCCCCTTCTCGACACTGACAATCAATTACGAAGAACGCCGGATTATCAATCGTCTTTTCTGTGACGCAGAGGACCTCTGTTTCAGATGCCAGAGTTCTATGCATAAAAGCCACGAATGTTACAGAGGAAAACGAAAACGAGACGACGAGATATTATCTTCTAAATTCGTGGTCCAGGCATCAGATAGTCATGAAAACAAAAAGAGTTCGACGAGCGACGAACAACCATCAGGAGAAGAAACACAAGAAGCGCCGCGAAAGAAGCGCCGCTTAGAATAAGACACATAAGACAAACCCACTAATTCCCTCTAATCGATGGCCCAACCTTTATTCAAAACCCTGTATTTTTCATTTCACATCATATATCCATGCAGCCTTCCATTCGGTATAGCGACGTGTTTCGGGATTGCTTCGTCTATTGTATCCACAATTACCCAAAGCAGTATTACGCGTACATTAACCGATATGTCTTGGTATAGCACTGCGACAACAGGAACTCTGATGCTTTTGACAGCGGGTTTAACAGCCATCCGAGGAGGCCTCTTTACCTGGATCAACGAGCGCATGTACACGGCAATGACGCGACACGTCTTCATGAAGCTGACCGGCGCTCGTATGGAGGCGTGGGACACACAGCTGAATACGGAAGATATGTCGAAAGTCGTGATGGGCGATATCGCGGAAGTCGTGCAATCTGCCTCTCTCTTGGTCAACGTCTTTGCCCGCACGATCACAACAATCCTCTCTGTATCTTGGATCGTTCACGGGATCAGTCCCGAGCTCTATGTGTGGTCTCTATTTCTTTCCCTCCTTCATGTCGTCGTCTTTCACTATCTGCATCCCTGGCACAACAAATTCGCCGACGCTTCCCGAGACGCTAAAAACCGCCTGGAATCTCACATGAACGAGTACGTCCTCAAACACACCAGTCTGCTCCTCTATTCATGGCAACACGCTTATCAATCGATCTACACATCGAGAGAAGCCGCATACAGATCCGCGATCCCTCATGAAGCCCGCTCCTACGGCACATTGATCCTTGTCGGCGGCATCGTGCCTCGCTTGAGCGAATTACTCTTTATTATCCTGGTCATCCGACAAGGCATGGCTCCCACCGTAGTGATGGAGGTCCTGGCATATTACCATATGTTGAACGATGCGATCGCTTCAATAAAAGACCAGTCGCTCACGACGTGGCGAATTCGAGAACGTGTAGACCGCCTTTGGTCGATCTATGTATATAATCCTATTTCCTCTTCCCTAGACCAATCTCTAGACCAATCTCACGCCCAATCCCACTCCCACTCCCACGCCCCCCTAAATCAAGACTTAACTCGATTCATCCATCCTTATTATGATCAGTCTTTGTACGTCAAAGCCAATAACAAAAAAACTCAATTGATCCATATCGATAATTTGTATTTCACTTACCCGACATCACCCTCAAAGACCCCGATATTTGAGGGTCTCAATCTCGACATCATGCGTGGTGAACATGTGGCCGTGATTGCGAGAAGCGGCCGTGGCAAGACGACCTTAATCAAATTGCTGCTCGGTCTGTATCCCTACCAGGGTACTCTCAAAATAGAAGGCCGAGATGTCCACGACATCCCGTCGGCAGAGCTGAAGACTTTGATCAGCGTGGTCCCGCAAGAGCCTCTGATCTTCCCCGATAAATCCCTGGCCTATAATCTGTGTATGGGTCACGACGAGCAGGCGATCAATACATGGGAACTGCCCGACATCCTCGACCGCGTTTGCCTCTCGGAATTGAAACACCTCTTGATCGGTGACCCTCCGCTCGTAGAGGTCTCGGGAGGCCAGAGACAGCGCATCGCCATAGCCCGGATGTTGTTGAACAAAGCCCCGATCATGATCCTGGACGAGCCTACCTCGGCCCTCGACGAGGAAACCACAAAAGAAGTCATGCATGCGATCAGGGAGCACGCCAAAACAAAAACCGTGATCTTCATTACGCATAACAAAGCCCTGGCGAAAGACATGCGACATATCTCGTTAGGGTAACTGCGACATATCTCGTTAAGGTAACTGCGACATATCTCGTTAGGGTAACTGCGACATATCTCGTTAGGGTAACTGCGACATATCTCGTTAGGGTAACTGCGACATATCTCGTTAAGGTAACAACTGCAATCTCAATTGATTTATTATACCATTGATTGTATGTACAACTCCAGACCTATACAAGCTAAATAAAAAATCGTTAATCCACACTAATTCAAATACTTGATAACCACGTATACCGTTTATAATTTCATGTCTCTGTAGCAGATTAATATTGATAATAAATTTACCATTCACATTATCCAAACGTATATAGTTGTGTATACTGTTTTTGTAATAGTAAATATATTCAAAGAAGTATTTAGCGGTTAATACTCCAGGAAGTAAACATGGATACCCAATATTGTTCATTATATACGTATCGTCATTTGCCAAATGTATATTCTGACGCTGATCGATATAAAATATATTTGGCAAACTAACACATTCATTCAGCATACATAGTGCATTTGTCATCAAATCAAGCAAGAATAAATAGGACATATGAGGTTCAATTATTCGTTTTAAATAATATTGCGTTTTATTCCAGTCTTTTAGTGCCTGTTTACGAACGTTCCTGTTTGTATATAATGACAATTCTTTTTGCAATTCGTTCTCAATGATGTTATTGTTCGTAGTAACAAATTGAACTCGTCCATAATCGATGACAATGAATTTGTATGTTCCATTACTCGGATTTTGGGTCAATAATAGATTGCCATTGTACAGATCATTGTGAACAAAACCGTTATATAATGCAGAAAGGGAATAGTCAACAACAAAGTGTCTATAGGCTATCATGATAGAGTCTATCTTAAAGCGACTGACGCATTGATTCACTACATCCACGACGTTCTCTATATTTTCGTATACACTTGTGACTACGTAATTCACTTTATCTAAGGTTTCATCTATAACTGGCTTCTTCTTTTTATCATAGGAAATGGGAGCTAAAATGGTGGTGATGTATTTCATAAAAGTATCGGATAGACCTATAACCGAGAATACTTTTCCTACTACATTGTCGTTAATAATGGGATCTTTTTCCGGTAAAGGAATCTTCCAGAAGTACCTTTTTCTGCTGACTTGATTTTCAATAAGAAAGAAACAGCCATTAGTTGTTTTACAGACGGGTACTCGAGAAGAAAGTTTTAATTCTTGTGGACCAATAATTTCATACAGAGGTTCCAAGAATGATAAATGGTTGTTATTGTTTGTTTTAGGTTTTTGTTGTTGCCTACTGATGAAATTTTGATATGTATGTTGTCTATTCGATTCTTGTTGTTTTATTTGATTTCGGGCTTCTTCTTGTTCAGTTTGAATTCTAGCTAGCTTTTCAGCTTTAATTCTAGCTGCTTCTGCAGCAACCCTTTCAGCTTCTTCTTCTTCAGCTTTGATTCTAGCAACCCTTTCAGCTTCTTCTTCTTCAGCTTTGATTCTAGCAACCCTTTCAGCTTCTTCTTCTTCAGCTTTGATTCTAGCAACCCTTTCAGCTTTGATTCTAGCAACCCTTTCAGCTTTGATTC